GATACTCGTAGTGCTCTTAAATCAGTAACGTTTAGTGGTACACCAGGTTCGTTTGTAAATGATGAGGTAATTACTGGAGGCACTTCTGGCGCTAAAGGATTAGTCGTAGATTATGATGCTTCAACTAAGGTTCTTAAATACATTCAAACAGAATGGACTGGTGTTGATGCAAACGGTGATAAAACTGATTTTAGTGTTTCAGAAACAATTACAAGTGCTAGTGCAGCAACAGGCACAGTATCCGCAGTAAACAATCCAGAGATTGATTATTATAGTGGAGATATTATTTACATTGAAAACCGTGCTCCAATTGTTCGTGCTGCGGATCAGACAGAAAATATAAAGCTAATCATTGAGTTTTAATAAAGGATAGAATATGCCAGCCAAGACTAACTTTAATGTAAGTCCTTATTGGGACGATTTCTCAAAAGAGGATGATTTTTATCGAGTATTGTTTCGACCAGGATATGCGGTCCAAGCAAGAGAATTAACTTCTCTACAAAGTCTTCTTCAAAATCAAATTGAACAGTTTGGTAATCATATCTTTAAAGAGGGAACAATTGTTATTCCTGGTAGTGTTGGTTACGACAGTAAATATTATGCTTTAAAGTTACAATCAACATTTGGCGCTGGTACAGTTTCTACTTATCTATCACAATATGATGGTGCAATTATTACTGGAGCAACATCAGGAGTAACTGCAAAAGTTATTGGATATTCTGCCGCAGATGCTACGACTGGCGATCCTGATACTCTTTTTGTTAAGTATTTAACTACTGGTTCAGATAACTCTACAGTTACTTTTACTGATGGAGAAAACATTTCAGCTGATAAAGCAATTTCTTCCTATTCTTCTGGAGTTGTTTCAGCTACATCTGCTGCTACAAGTGCAAACGCAACTGGATCTGCTGTAAAAGTTCTTGCGGGCATTTATTTTGTCCGAGGGTTCATGGTACAAAATACAGAACAAACGATTGTTCTAGACAAATATACAAATACACCATCATATCGAGTTGGTTGGACAGTAACAGAAACACTTGTTACACCTGAAGCTGATAATTCTCTTTTAGACAACGCTCAAGGTTCATCAAACTATGCCGCAGCTGGTGCTCACAGATTAAAGCTTACATTAACACTCACAAAGAAATCACTTACAGCAACAGATGATTCTAACTTTATTGAGTTAGTTAGAGTTAATTCTGGTGTATTGGAAAATAAAATTAGATTTACAGAGTATAGTGTTGTTGCTGATATGATTGCTCGTCGTACAAATGACGAATCTGGTGATTATATTGTAAAGCATTTCGACATTGAACCTAGAGAACATTTAAATGATGGAACAAATAGAGGAATTTATACATCTGCAACTGGTGGAGATTCAACTAAAAATGTTCTTGTAATTTCTCCAGGTAAAGCTTATGTTGATGGTTACGAGGTTGAACTTCAAACAACATCCTATGTAAATCTTGATAAAGCCAGAACATCTAAGAATGTTCAAAACGATAGTATTCCTGCTGATCTGGGAAATTACGTTCAGGTCGATAATGTCTATGGTCAACCAGATGTTACCTTGGTTGGTTCTACACTTGATCCATTCAAATTAGTAAAACTTTATGACCAACAAACTTCAGTAAGAGGTAGTTCATCTGGATCTAATATTGGTTATGCTCGTTCACGATCCTTTGAGTATAATAGTGGTACAATTGGAAACGTAGCTGCAATCTATCATCATTATCTGTTTGACATTACAATGTTCAACACAGTTACAATGAGTTCTAATTGCTCATTAACAGAAAATGCAGTCATTACAGGTTCAACATCCGGCGCAACTGGTACTGTTGTTGCAACTACAACAACATCATCAACTTTCCAATTAATGCAACAGAAAGGAAACTTTTTACCCGGCGAAAGTATTACTTCAAGTGTAACAACTGATACGGTTGCTGGTACTTTTACATCTATAGCTACAAAGAATTTTGGTCGTGATGTAAAACAAGTTTACATGGACACCTCTACAGGTCTAGACTATACTTCAGACATTCTTTTATCTGAAACTAGAACATTGGGCGGAACAATTGACGTTACGGGTACCGCAGTTGTGGGTTATGGTACAGAGTTTTCTACTGATCTTGTTGTTGGTGATATTGTTTCTTTACCAACGGGTGCAGCTGGTGCTCAAGAAGAACGACGAGTTACAAACATTGCAAGTAATCTAGCTCTAACTCTAAGTTCAGCTGTAACTAATAATCTAACAAAGGTTTCCATTAAAAGACTTCGTGGTGCTATTCAGCAGATTGAAGAAACTGTCCTTGTGTATAAAATGCCTAAGGACAACATTAAGACACTTCTTAATAGTGGTGGTAATACAGACACAAACTATGCATTTAGAAAACAATATACTACTACAGCAACTGGTGGTGGTGTAGCAACATTTACTTTACCAGCAGGACAAACTTGGGCAGCTCCAACGATTGGCCGCAATTATACCCTGACTGTTACTGGGTCGGCTGGTGGTACTGCTGCTGTTGGTGATGTTGTAGATATTACTGGAACTTCTTCTGGTGGCGGAACGATTACCCTTACTGTTAATGATCCTACTGTTATGGGTGGTAATACTGAAGTTGAACTTATGGGTACTGTAAATGTTGCCGTTTCTAATCAACGTTCCAAAACTGCCCAGAAGATGACACAAAAACAAATTCAGTCTCACGTTGGTGGTGGAACCTATCAAAACGTTTATGGTGAAAGACTTACTGATTCAGAAATTTCACTTTCTTATGCAGACGTATATAAACTTCATGCAGTATATGAATCTGCAAGCAATAGTACGGATGCAGTTTCTCCAACACTAACAACAACAAACGCAACAGGAACATTTACTGTTGGTGAAATTATTACTGGTAGTTCTTCTGGAGCAACAGGTCGTATCATTAGTGATGCCGCAAGTACAATCAATTATGTAAAACTTAATGGCACATTTACAACACTAGACAACATTACTGGTGGAACTTCTGGATACACAGCATCAATTAGTGCAACTACTCCCGGAGATAGAAATGTAACATCTTCTTTTGTATTGGATACTGGACAACGAGATTCTTTTTATGATATCGGTAGAATTGCTCGACGACCTGACTCTCAAGTTCCAACAGGAAGACTTTTGATTATCTATGATTACTTTACACACGGCACTGGAGATTATTTCTCCGTAGATTCATATACTGGTCAGGTTGACTATGACGAAATTCCATACTATGTTGCTTCTAGAGTTGACATTGATTCTAGAGCTCCTATTGGAGTATATCCTTTAAGAGATTCTTTAGATTTTCGTCCTCGTGTAAAAGATCAAGCAACACCAAGCACAAGTCCTTTCTCATTTACAAATAAGAACTTTGAAGACACAGGTGCTGTTGCAGGAAATCTTGTAGAACCCGATGGCAACATTACAACAGATTATGACTTCTATTTGGGTCGTAGAGATTTGCTCTATCTTGACAAAGAAGGAGAATGGAGTATTACAAAAGGTATTCCATCAGAACAACCAATCTTCCCAGCAACAGACAATATTAATATGTTAGTTGCAAGAATTGATGTACCTCCTTATACATTTACTCCTGACGATGTTCTTTTAAATTATGTGAATAATAAGGGTTACACAATGCAAGACATTAGCAAGCTCGAAACTCGTATTGCTAATCTTGAATATTCTACAACTCTAGGATTGCTAGAAAGAGAAACAGATTCTTACATGATTCTTGATGGTGATGGTTTAAATCGCTTTAAATCTGGATTTGTTGTTGATAATTTCTATGGTCATAACGTGGGTTATTCTTCTCATAAAGATTATCATGTTTCTGTTGATCCCAGCCAGGGACATTTACGTCCTGTTGGTTATCAAAGTGGTGTAAATCTCATTGAAGAAGCAACTTCAGATTCTACTAGGACATCATTAAGTTATAAAAAGACTGGAGACCTCATTACACTTCTTTATGATGAAGTTGATGAGTTTGTACAACCATTCGCAAGTAGAGTAGAAAGTGTAAATCCTTATTCAGTAACTCAATGGGTAGGCAATCTAATACTTGAACCAGAAACAGATATCTGGATGGACGATGACAGAATTCCAGCTATTACTGTTAATGTTGAAGGTAACTATGAGCAAATGCTTCGTGAACAAAGGGAAGCTGGTGCTTTAGGAACTGTTTGGAATTCTTGGAATGATGTTTGGACGGGCAATCGCAGAGGCGGTTCATCAGTAACAATTGAACGAAATGCAAATGGATCTGGTGCTGCAGGTAATCTTATTCGACGAGTAGAATCAAGCTGGTCGTCTGTTGATGTAAGACAAAACAGAACGGGAACAAATACAAGACTAGTAGAACGTATCGACAATATTAGTGCGGGAGATCGTGTAACAAATATTGAGATTGTTCCTTGGATGCGTTCACGAGACATTAATTTCTCTGTAACTGGTATGAAACCCAACACAAGAGTTTATGCTTTCTTTGATGGTGTTGATGTAGCTGCAGATGTTAAACCAATCGGCATAAGTGCATCTTCTACAACATTGACATCTAATCTAGCAAAAGCAGATACAACAGTAAATGTGACCTCGACTACTGGATTCCCTTCATCCGGAACTATTGGTATTGGAGATACTACAGAAGTAGATCCTTTTGGAATTGGTTTTATAAA